TCAAGCGGCTGCCCTGCCGTTCCGAAAGGATGCGTCCCCGTCAAGCCGTCTTGTGAGGATGTCCCTTGCGGTCTTGAATTCGTCTCCGATGAATCCGAGTCTTAAAAGCCAAGTCCGCATGGCGTATTTTGGATTTTCGTTCTGCTGCGGTTTCGGGCTTGCGCTCTTGACCGTTTTCGCCATCTGGCTGAGTGCGAGGCAAAGCTGAATGTAACTCTTGAGCTGCCCTGCGTGGAGTCCGTTGCGTTTGCCGTCTGCCGGGGCGTCGAATTGGAAAAGCCGGAATTCAACCGTTCCCTTTGTAAAGGTCGCATGGTAGTTGAGCATATGGTAGCGGCTGTCGTTGTAGTGCTGGCTTCTGCCGTAGTCTGCGCCGTGGCTCGTGTACCAGATGTCCGCAAGCTGTGCCATTGTGGTGGGCTTCCTGCGGTTAACCTGTGCTAAAAACTGAGGGTTTACTGTGCGGCAGTAGCGGTTCATCCTGCCCCTGTCAAGGTTCAGGGCGTCCGCAATCAGGCTCTCGTGGCTTGCCATGATGTTGGCGAGGTTTCGGAGCGTCTGCGGTGTGTGTCCGTTTGCACCGATGTGGATGTGGACCCCGCAGCCCCTCGTGGCGTCGCTTTTCGCTCCTGCGTGTCTGAGTCTGCGGATCAGTTCCTGCAAAGTCTCAATGTCAGCGTAGGTTAAGATCGGCGTTACCAGTTCGCATTTCTCGCTGTCCGGTCCTGTAATGCTCACGTCCCTCTGGAATTTCCATTCCCTGCCCTCGGCGTCCCAAGCCGACCAGGTGCAGTAGCCGTTCCGATGGGCTGTGTCCTGATACCTGCCTGTTCCGAAAAACTCGGCGGCAATCTTCGCTGCTTTGCTCCGTGCGATGCTGTTCATCTCAACCTCAACCCCAATGGTCTGCTTTTTCATTTCCTCAATCTGTCTTGCGATTTTCTCGTTCATCGTGAAATCCTCCGTTTTTGTTTTGTGTGTTTTCCCTTTCGGTAGTACACATATTCGCTCTAAAAGAGGATAATAGCAAGTCAATTCGGAGCATATATTACACAATGTTTTGCGGCGGAATTTGTGTAGATTATGGCTGTTTTTTGCCGCCCACCGCAGCGGTCACAAGCTGCACCCCAAGCCGGAATCCGTCCTTGAATCCCTCGCAGACCATCTGCCGCTCCAGCTCGGCGCTGTTATCCAGAAGCCGCTCCAGAACCTTTTTCCCTTCCTCATCAAGCAGACCTTCCAAGTATGTGATATCCTGATCCACCTGTTCGCTGAAAGGCTCCATCTCCGGCGTCCTGTCGTTCCGGTTCTCCCACGGCACAATCCTGCCGTAATAAAGATCATTCAAAATATCCTGTTCCATTCAAATTTCCTCCCCGTCCGTGCAGACCGGTTTCCCAATGACCAGTTCCGCATAAATCTTCATGTATCTCTCACGCTCACTGCCCTCGGAGCCTGCAATCGCTCTCATGAAAAATTTCCTTGCCTCCATGTAGCTGTCCCACACTTCCTTTTTCCCATAGCAGATGGTCGTGACCGTGTGCAGTTTCCGGCATTCGTCCTCACCGCAGACTACATGGAGCCCGCTGCCGTTATCCCACCGTACCATAATGGAGGCGGTGTCATCCACCCCGGTTACCGTCCCTCTTGTTCCGATGGGCGGAGCCTGCAGATCGTCCATCCGCACCAGCTCCACCCGTGTGCCTGCGGGGTACTCTTTCCGTACCCGCTCCACGATCTCCTTACTCGGAAATTTCATCTGTCCCATCACACTGCCTCCTCTGCCGTTTTTGCTTCTCCGCTTTTGAATGCGGAATTCCCGGAAAGGTTCTGCAGGAGGATCTTCCGGTCGGTCTTGTATTCCGAGCCGATGAATCCGAGCCGCAGGAGGAAACACCGGAATGTGTATTTTTCATTCTCGGCAGCCTTTTCCTTTGCCGTGATGCGCTTCTGGTTCTTCGCCATATCGCAAAGGGCGATAATGAAGTGGGAGTAGGCTTTTACGGAATCGCTATCCGCCTCGTTAAACCAGGGAAAGGAAACTTTCTCCTCAGTCACCTCAATGGGCAACGCATCCACCGCCAGCGCCTTTTTTATTAGGGCGGCTTTGGAATCCACCAGCTTCCGCAGATTTTCCAGAGCATCGTCCGTGAAGCCTTCCCTCGGAAGTGCCACCGTAAGCCCCACGTTTCCGTCCTGTTGCTCGGTTTCCGGCTCTGTGGATGCTTCTACGGTTTCCTCCGCAACAAATCCCTTTGCTGCAAGGAATTCAATCAGCCCTTCGATTTCCTCACTGTCGGCACGGTCGTCAAATTCAAGGTTGCCCTCCCGTGTTACCGTGAAGTAGTCGATTTGGTATGCGTAGGTCGGTGTCCTTAAGTAGCCGCTGCCGCCCCCGTAAATTCGCTGACCGCCTGCACCAGCGGCTTTCTGTTTTCTGCTTTGTAGTAAATCGTCATTTTTTGTTGTACCTCCTTTGTTTTTCGGTACTACATTAATCACTCTGAAGGCACAAAATAGCAAGTCAATTCGCTGTAGAATACCTCACAATAAAAAGTCGGGAAATTGTGCGTAGTACACAATGCCGGAGAGGACAAAATAAACATTCGGGAGCGCCACACCGTTACCCCACATTTTATACTCAGCGGAATCGGAATGCGGGTCTTTCAGCCATTTGATGAGCTGTTTCTCCGTTTTCGGTTTGGAGGATGTCCCCATGATCTTCCGATGGGTTTCAAACACGTCATGCCAGAAAGCAAGTTCCTCCTCCGTGGGGTTCTCCGTGCCGAGACCATCGCACCACCAGTCCGGGAATCCCTGCAGCCTCGCACACTCCGTTGGCGTCAGCCTGCGGACGATGTATTCCGGCTCTACGATATGGTAATCTCCGCTAAACGCCTCCTGATTGCCGAGCCACTGCTTGGAGCCCATGCTTGCGGAAAGCGTACCGAACACCTCTTTGCCGGATGCCGTCTGCACATCGTTGATGACAGGCGGGTCTTTATAATCCGTAGCCACCAGCGTGTTCGCCAGTTCTTCCTCTGCGGAAGTGAAAAAAGATGCCTTGCTTGCACAGTAGGTCGGATGCGCCACGGCTCCCGGCCCCTTTGCCACCATTGTCGGCTCCAGCTCCTCTTCCACGGCAAAACCGTACTTTGCATTCTGTCCCTGATTGAAAGCCGCCCGGTCAATCCCATAGGCCACCGCATGATGGTCGGTTGCATTCAGCGTAAAGGAAACACCCTCATTCACGCCGCTGCCCTGCGGACCGTTTTCATCCTTCCGGCCAATCATGGAACCCTGTACCGCCACCACCGCAATGCCGCCCTGATTGCAGCAGGGGTTCCCGCCATTAGCATCCAGTGTCCGGGAGGTGTCCGCCTCATAAAATCCGCTGTGGGGATTTTCCGATTTCATGGCGTTGCTGTATTTGGAGCAGATGCCGTAAGCCTGCACCACCAGTTCGTTGCAGCGGCTCTCCCCGATGTCAAAGGTATTCAGCGTATTTGCCACCTTTCCATCCTTCCATGTGGGAGCGTCCCCTTTATAATGGGCGCGGTACCCCTTACAGAACGGTACAAACACCGTCTGGTCGTTGTTGCAGGAGAGCGTTGCCGACTTGTCATCCTGAATCAGCGCACCTTTACCGCCACCCTCACAGCCGGAGCGGATTTTCAGCGTCTTGGGCGTCTCCACCACAAAGGGCTGGTTATTGCCGCCCATGCCGTAGGTGGCGTTGACCGTGGGCGCAGTCTCCAGCGGCCCCGTGTATCTCGTGTCCTGCGAGTGGTTCTCAAACACCGCCACCGCAGCCGGAACCGTCCCGGCGCGCAGGGTAGGGGCGGTTTCTTCCTCATACCCGATGCCCCTTGCCTTTGCGGAATGCTCCGTGCAGAATCCCGCCGACTCCGTTGGATGCGCCTCATCCAATACGCAGGGAGGATGGTGCGCCTCTGCCCGGAGGGTACTGGTTTTCCCCTCCGTCACATCCATGCGGCTGCCGCCCTGGTCGTTTAAGCAGACGCAGCCTGCCGCGCCAGCGCGATCCGCAGCACCTCCGGCAGCTCCTTGCCGCGCACGGAAGCCCGCCGCAGAATGCCCTGACACGCCTTCGGACTCAAATAGTATCTTTCCGGCACTCCCGCCTGCAAAATCTGCGACAAGGTAGATGCGTTTTCTTCGCTGGGGGACTCCCCAGTATTGGGCGTCAAGCACCCGCCACGCAAGGGAAAATCCATCTGCCACGATGCATCCGGCGTTTGCCCATTTTCCCTTCGGAGGTTCAGGAACAGAAACGCCTTCCCCTTTGACGGAGCAGACCGCTTCGAGGACTGCCCGGAAGTCCGCTCCCTTGTTGGAGGAGAAGGCGCCGGGGACATTTTCCCACACGATAAATCTTGGATATCTGCCATTGGTTTTACACCTCATTTCTTTTACGATTCGGATGGCCTGATAGAACAGGCAGGACTGCTGCCCGTCAAGGCCGGCGCGCTTGCCCGCCACCGACATATCGGTGCAGGGCGAGCCGAAGGTGATGATGTCCACAGGCTCAACGTCCGCGCCGTTTACCGTGGAAATATCGCCTAAGTGTTTCATAAAAGGCAGCCGCTTTGTGGTCACACGGATAGGGAAGGGCTCAATCTCCGAAGCCCACACCGGCGTGATCCCGGCAAGCAGCCCGCCCAAAGGAAAACCCCCGGAGCCGTCAAACAGGCTGCCGAGGGTCAGATTATTCTGTTCCATTTTCCGTTTCCAGCCTCCTTTTCAAAGCAGCAAAAAACGCTCTGCTTTTGAGCGATTTTCCGGCTTTCAGCCATTCGTCCTCAAAATCAAAGCGTCTTTCCAATTCTTCTACGGAATAATCCGCACGGAAATTTCTCCATGTCCTCTTATCCCATGTTTTCAGTTGCTCCCATAATTCAGGGTAGTACCGGTACAGATTCCGCAGTTCCTCCAGCGACTGCAAAGGACAACACCAGCAGGATACCCTGCGGAAATGCTTATACAGACCGTTCCAGTCATATCCATGTTCATAGCAGTATCGCAGGCAGGCTTCTTCGGTCATCCCCCAATCCACAAGCGGATGCACATGATTTGGATTTTGGTTCCTCCCACGCTCCAAACGGTACTGTTCATCCGCGGCAATACCGATATATTCCCTGACGGTGTATTGCTCACGCAATTCCCGCAGAAATTTCTCCCTCGGCATATCCTTCAGTCTGGTCGTACACCACCGCTGTCTTGGTCCCGGCCAGCCGTATCCAAAACTTCCTGCGCCATACCTTTTTACGATAGGGGAATTTTCCCCGCGCCTGACCTTTGTATCAAACATCAGATATTCATAGGAATGCTCCGCTTTCACACGGGTAATCTGTTTTCCGATATTTTTCTCCAGCTTTGCCAGATGCTCATACATGGCGGGAAACTCCAACCCGGTGTCGCAAAACAGAATACAGTCAATCTGCATCCCCCTCTCCAGCATTCCAAGAAGCATGGCTGTTGAATCTTTCCCGCCGGAGAGCGCCACCACATGGTATTCCGGCTTATCCATCACGTCTCCACCTCCTTGACCAGAGCAGAGTACGGAATCTGCTCTCCATTACGGATGACATACACATTTTCCGCATCCCCGGTATCTTCCACATACCTGCGGAGGATGACGGACGCATACTTCTCATCCAGCTCCATCATGCAGCAGATACGGTTCAACTGCTCACAGGCCATCAGCGTGGAGCCGCTGCCGCCGAAGGTGTCGATCACCACGGCATTCTCCTGCGAGGAATTGCAGATTGGATAGCCGAGCAAATCCAGCGGCTTGGAGGTCGGATGGTTCTTGTTCCGCTTCGGTTTGTCATAGTTCCAGATGGTGGTCTGGCTGCGGTCGGAATACCACGAGTGCTTGCCGCCCTTCTTCCAGCCAAAAAGGACAGGCTCATGCTGCCACTGGTAATCGCTGCGGCCAAGCACAAGGCTGTTCTTTACCCAGATGCACACACCCGCCAGATGGAACCCGGCGGCGATGAATGCCTTCCTGAAATTCAGACCTTCCGTGTCCGCATGGAACACATAGGCGGAACCGCCGCTCTCCAGATGCTCCGCCATGCACTGGAATGCGGTCAGCAGAAATGTGTAAAATTCCCCGTCCTTCATGCTGTCGTTCCGGATCGTCAGGCCGTCCGAGCTTTTGAAAGATACACCATAGGGCGGGTCTGTCACGATGAGGTTGGCTTTCCTGCCGTCCATGAGCAGAGCCACATCCTCCGCACTGGTGGCGTCCCCGCACATAAGGCGGTGCCTGCCCACTGTCCAGATATCGCCCCGCTCCACAAAGGAGGCTTTCTCCAATGCCGCCGAAAGGTCAAAGTCATCATCCTTTGCTGCCTTATCACCCTCCCCGGCAAAGAGGTCGGCCAGCTCCTTCTCGTCAAATCCCGTCAGGGACACATCAAAGTCCGCACCCTGCAGAGACTCGATCTCAATGCGGAGCAGCTCCTCATCCCATCCGGCGTCCAGCGCCATGCGGTTGTCCGCAAGAATGTAGGCTTTCTTCTGCGCCTCCGTGAGATAGTCCACGAACACACAAGGGACCTCTGTAATCCCTTCCTCCTTCGCCGCCAGCACCCGCCCGTGTCCGGCAATGATGCTGTAGTCCCGGTCGATGATGACAGGATTGATGAAGCCAAACTCCCGCAGGGACGAGCGGAGCTTCGCAAGCTGCTCCGGCGAATGTGTCCGGGCATTATTCACATAGGGAACCAGCTTCTCCAAAGAGACAAGCTGCATCTCCGTTGTCGTCTTTCCCATCAGCCGCACCTCCGTTTCAGCACCTTCTGCAAGCCTTTCCTTGCGTCCATAACATTTCCCTTTAACGCCTGCCCCCGGATGGTGCGGTACTGCTGTTTTGTCAGGTTCCGCTTATTCGATTTCAGGCTCTCCAAAAATTCTGTCAGTTCTGTTTTCATATCAGTTTCCTTTCCTTGCCCGAAGCAGCCGCTCCATCACATCGTCCTGCGGCGTATTCCCGGTAAACTCCACCGAGCAGTTCTCCTTGACGATCTGGTAAATCTGCATCCAGCAATAGTTGGTCTGTTTCATGTAGGACTGGCTCATGGATACATAAGGGGAAGCGATGGCGGCTCCCGTGGTGGGGTGCTTTGCCAGAAAGCCCGTGGAGGAAACGATCTCCTCGCACTGAATCCACCGGGAAACGCTCATGGCATACTGCTCTACCATCTGCACCGTGACCAGCCTGTCGCAGCCCCTCGCTTTCAGCCATGCGAAGGTCTCTTTGTAGACCTCCTCCGCCACCAGCTCCCGACCGCTTTTCTGCGGGGATTTTAGGAAATCCTTCACGGGCGGCACATCCGCACCCTCCAGCGCGGCAGGCTCCATCAGTACCTCCGCCGACTTGCCCTCGCTGATCTTCTCCGTCAGCGCCTTCGGTTTCCTGCCAGCACCCGGTCTTGCGCCGCCCCGGTTCGTTCCGTCCTTCGCCATTCCCATCACCCCCGTTTCTTTGATTTCCTTTGAAAAAAGCTGTGGCAAAGTAATCGCCGCAGCTTATAAACACTCCATTTTTTTGATTTTCCGCAGGGGTTAATACCCCGTTTGATTTCCGATTTTTATGCGTAGCACCCCACGCCCGTTGCCCGCCATAAAAGCTGCAGAGATTTCGACCGCCCTTCCGGGTCAGTGATTATGCCAGCGGTCGCCGCGCTCCGCATGGATTCTCGCATGGCAGGACTGGCAGAGAGAGACAAGGTTGCTCTCATCATGTGTGCCGCCTTCGGAAAGAGGCAGCTTGTGATGCACCTCCTCCACGGGACGCAGCAATCCCTTCTCGTAACACTCCTCACAGAACGGGTGCTTCTTCGCATAGCGGTCACGGATTCGTTTCCACGCCCTGCCGTACCTACGGCGTACAGCCGGGTCACGGTCGTACTTCTCGTAGCGGCGGTTCTCCTGTTTTTCATGCTCCTCACAGAACCGTCCGTCTGTCAGTCTCGGACAGCCGGGGAAGGAACACGGCCGCTTTGGTTTTCTCGGCATCTGCTTCACCTCCTTGCCGCATAAAGAAAGCCCCACAGGATTGCTCCCATGAGGCTGTCGGTCTTTTTGCAGTTTTCGATGTTACCATCATACCACGTCCAAACGGAAACATCATCTCACAAAGTGGACATCACGGTTTTCCAAACAGAATGACGGTCAGTTTTTCCAATGCGCGGTTCTTACGCCTATATGCGGATGCCCGCTCAATCTGAAAATACTCCGCCACATCATCTGCAGCATTGCTGCCGTATTCATTGCTTTCCCCGTAGAAAGCCTCCAGCACATACCGCTCATCTTCCGAAAGCTCCTCCCATGCGGGAAGGAACCACGCCATGTACTCCATCGCCTGACGGTAACGCTCTTTCAGGACGTCAATCTCCTCAATGCCCTTGATGATTCTGTCCTCTGCCGCCTGCGGATTGTGGCTGTGGGGCATCCCGTCAGATTGCGGGCTACTGACGCCACTCATTTTCTCATAGGTACTTTTGATTTCATCGTCCGTGTGGTCGATGATGAATTTCATGCTCTTGTAGTCCTTCAGTGCGTCCACCGCTGCAGACCGCTTGTCAAGATACTTCCAGATAATGCTCATATCCGATTCCTCCAATCAAAGATGTTTTATTTCCCTCGGATTTTCACAGATTGTCTTTGATTGGCTCAGATTTACAGTTCCGCTTTTACGGCTTCAATCAATGCGGACTGTGTGGTGTCCTTCTCGAAAAGGGCTTTCATGATTCGCTCGTCAATGGTGCCTTTCGTGATGATATGTCGCACCACCACGGTATCGGATTCCTGCCCCTGCCTCCAGAGCCGGGCGTTAGTCTGCTGATACAGTTCCAGCGACCATGTCAGTCCGAACCACACGATGGTGGAGCCGCCTCTCTGGAGGTTCAGCCCATGTCCCGCCGATGCCGGATGGATTAACGCCACGGAAAGCTCCCCATCATTCCACCTGCAGATGCTCTCCGAAGTGTCCAGCTTGGAGAAGGGGATTTTCAGTTTATGGAGCCGCACTGTGATCCGCTCCAAATCATGCTGAAACCAGTACGCCACCAGAAGCGGCTTTCCTCCCATGCTTTCGATAATGTCCTCCAGTGCGTCCAGCTTCCGGTCATGGATGGAGATGGTATCGCCGGAATCCATATACACCGCACCGTTTGCCATCTGGCTCAGTTTCCCGGAAAGGGCGGCGGCATTGGCGGCGGTGATTTCCCCATCCGGGAGCTGCAATACCAAGTCTTTCTTCAGTTCCTCGTACCGTTCCCGCTCCGGCTCGGACAGATACACCTCATACCCGGTGGAGATCAGTTCCGGCATCTGCAAATAGTCCGTGGACTTCATGGAAATCGTGATGTCGGAAATCAGCTTATAAATCTGCTGCTCCGCTCCCGGCAGGGGCTTGTAGGAAAAAATTACCTGACCGTTCCGCTTATCCGGCAGGAAGAACCGTGTACGGTACTGCCCGATAAACCGCCCAAGCCGCTCTCCCTTATCCAGCAGCCGGAATTCCGCCCACAAATCCATCAGGCCGTTGCCCGTCGGCGTCCCGGTCAGCCCCACAATGCGCTCCACCTTCGGCCGCACCTTCATCAAGGCACGGAACCGTTTTGACTGGTGGTTCTTAAAGGACGAAAGCTCATCGACCACTATCATGTCAAAATCGAAGGGGATGCCGCTTGTCTCCACCAGCCACTGCACATTCTCCCGGTTGATGATATAGACGTCAGCCTGACGCCTTAATGCCGCCAGCCGCTCCGCCTCTGTTCCCACCACTACGGAATACTGAAGGATGCTTAAATGCTCCCACTTCTCGATCTCCGCCGACCATGTATCCCTTGCCACACGAAGGGGCGCGATCACGATAACCTTGTGGATTTCAAAGGAATCAAACAGGAGGTTATTCAGTGCTGTCAGCGTGATGCTCGTTTTGCCTAATCCCATATCCAGAAGAACCGCCGCAATGGGGTGTGTCTCGATGTATTCCGTCGCATACTGCTGATACTCATGTGGCTCGTATTTCATCAACAATCCCTCCAATCTGTCCCTCGTCATCCAACACATACACTTTGAAGCCTAACCGCCGCAGCATCCGGTGCCTTGCCTCCTGCAGAGGGCGTGGCTTCTTTCCGGGAGCCTTGACCTCCACAAATCCCATCCTCCCGCCGGGGAGAAGTGCCAACCTGTCAGGCATTCCATCCCAACCGGGCGATGTAAACTTAACTGCCACACCTCCGGCACTCCTGACTGCCTCCCGGAATTTCTGCTCTATGACTTTTTCTCTCATGCAAACGCCTCCAATCCTTTCTGTTTCAAGCATTTCCGGCTCTGTGGTGCAGGTCGGTGCAAGTCGTACCTAAAACTCTCCTATAAGTGATTTTTACTGAAAAAACTGCCCTAAAGGGGGTTTATACCAAGACCTGCACCGACCTGCACCTTTTTAGAAAATACAGTCATTCAGACACCGAATTCGTCCTCTTTCAGCCGCAGCCCATACACGATAATCCCCGCCTTCGCCTTCTTCCGGGAAAATCCCGCAGACTCCAGCGCATTGTAAAAGTCCGCCGTGCTTCTGGTGTACTCGCCAGTCCTCATGCAGTAGCTTCGGTACTCCTGATACAGCACGCCTGATTTTTCCTTGTAAGTTTTATCCGCCTCACAGCACTTACTCAAAAAATGCCCAAGCCAGTCATTGTCCTCCCGGTAAGATTTGATGGCATCCTCCACACACGCAGGGCAGGGAATATGGAAGTTCCGGCTGATTGCCTTCCTCGCCCCTTCGATGATCCATGCCATGATAGCCGGAGCTGCCTCCGACACGAGGAAATCGGCATAGTTCTTCACATCGCCGCTGCCCTCAATTCTGGCATTGAAGGGGATCACGATTAAACGCCGCCACGTCCCCGGATCATTGGCACCCACCCTCGGCAGATGGTTGGTATAAAGCACAAGGGTATGGCTCGGCGTAAAGGAGAACGGGTCCTTGTACTTTTTCTCCGCAAAAATCTCGTCCGTGGAACACATCTGCTTTACCACGGAGGTATTCAGCCGCATCCCTTCCTCCAGCTCGGCGGCAATGATGAGCCGCTTTCCCTTTGCCTCGGCAAGCTCCGGCTTCACATTCCGCTTGCAGCCAACGGTCAGAGTGTCGGCGGACATATTCCCGCTGTAGGTACCAAGCACACGGGCGATGGCATTCCAGAAGGTGGACTTTCCGTTCCGTCCTTCCCCATAGGCGATAATCAGGGATTCCAGATAAACCCTGCCCACCGCCGCCATGCCCACGATCTGCTGCACATAGTCAATCAGCGATTGATCCTGACAGAAAATCGTGTCCAGTGCGTCCAGCCACAGACGTTCCCCTTTGCCGCCGGGTCCCACCATCGTAATCTTCGTGATATAGTCCTCCGGGCTGTGGTCGCGCCTGCCCTCCAAGCCCTCTGGCAAATAATACGTCCCATCCGGCGTGTTCAAAAGGAATCCGTCCCGGTCGAGGTCGGACACACTGATCTCCAACATCGGCTTTGCCGCCTGCAGTGCCGACACCACATATTTCATATCCCGCCGTTTCATCACAAACGCCTTGTATGCCATAGCCGACAGGTAGGCAAGGTACGCATCCATCTGCCCGGACTCGATTTTCTTCTCCAGCGCCTTGCCGCCGGAAGTGATGGCGTCCTCCGAAACGCCAGAGTCCATCAGAGCCTCTTTGGTACGCATGACCTCATCCTTTGCATCTTCAAGCTGGAGGTCTAAAAATTCCTCTGCCGCGCCCACCGCCTGCTGCTTGGATTCAATCCAGTATGTGCCGCCAAAGCGGATATAGTCGGTCGCCGCCGTGTACCGCAGCTCCACACCATACTCCCGTGACAGCACCTTTGCCTGCCCGATGTCGGAGTAGTCCGCAGGCTTCAGCGACTCCCGGCAGAATTCATCGTTGTAATCTTCCGGCGCCACATACCCCTCCTGGCTCTGTACCTTCTGCGCAAAGCGGCAGGCGCTCTGCCAGATGGCGGCAAGCTCCTCATCCTCCAGCGGCGGGTTGCACTTTGCCGCCTCCTCCAGAAAAATTCGATGTGCCTTGTCGGTGTTGCCGTAGCGTTTGATGACACGTCCCGCAAAATGCGACATGGTGGAATTTCTCTGTCCCTGCGGTATCCCTTTCTCCTGCGGCTTCACAATGCAGTCGATGGTGATCTCGCCCTCATGCCACAGTATCGTTTCCGCAGGATTCCCGAAGATGAACCGTGCGGAATCCAGCGCTTTGGAATCAAAGAACGGGAACCGGCTCTGTATGGCTCTTTTCAAAGCAGCGCACGCCTCCCCGTCCGTCAGCGGGTCGTGGGGGAAGTACACATGGAACCTCGGTCTTGCGGATTTTCCGACTTTTTTCTTCATGTGATTGCGGCTCGGCACCACGGCAAACGCTACATCCCGCCCGATCCGCTCCGGCAGATCTTCCGGGGAAATCCAGTCTGTCGGATTGTCGGAGTGGCTGTTGTCGCAGTCCATCACCTCCACATCAGAGGAGAGGAAGTTGTCATTGCTCCTGCGGCAGCCTTTGAATTCCGCACACACATGGTCAAAGGCCATGACCTCCAGACAGTCGTCCTCGTTATCCACCACACGCTTGTTGGGATACAGATTGTTCTTGGCGTTCCCCCGGCTGTTCGCCGTATAAAATGTCATCCTCATAATCCGCTGACCTCCTCCAGTTCTTCTGTAAAATACCGAATCGGTATCTGCTTCTTCTTCGCTTTCTCAATCTCCGCCGCCATCCCCGCCGATATGGTAGTTCCGAACACCCACACCTGTTCGCATTTGCCAAGCAGCACCATCCCCATAAACAGGGCAATGCTCCGCTCCGTAGGGACGGCGTCATCCATAAACTGTGGAAACAGCAGATGCGGCGCAAAGGGAATGCACGCATTCCGAACCGCAAAGCGGCTGTACCGTCTGGCTTTTTCTGTATTCCCTTCGGTATCCCCTGCATATGGGGAGCATATATAGACAAGCGGGCGGTATGGTTTCTTCGCCGCTTTTTCTTCCTTTTCAATCTTCGTGAGAGCCTCATAGGTTGTCGGGTCATGGTAGCCCTCGCTGTTATATTTACTGATGCCCATAAGCTGCACCTCCTCCTAATCCTTCTGATAAAATTCGCATTCATAGCCGTCTGCCCGGAGCTTCAGCCCCTTTGCCCAGGGCGGCGTCCTTCCCATCTGCTCACACACTGCCGCAAGGGACATCCGCCGGTCTGCCTCGATGATGATCTCATCATGCACATGAGCCACAATCGAACAGTTCTTTAATGTCTGCATGGCATAGCACAAAATGTCCCGTGCGGTGGCCTGCACGATGTTCTCCACAAATTTGGGTCCGTAACTTTCCAACCGTTCCCACTTTTTCGTACTGCCCACGCCCATATAAGTGACAGACTCCCCGCCAAAGCAGTTCTCTCCAATCCTCGGTTTCACATAGGCAAGCCGCCGACCGGAGGGGAGCGTGATGAACAGCATGGCGCTCTGGTAATCAAAACGGATGCCGTGTGTCTGTGTGGGCAGTCTCTTTTTGATGCACTCTTTTACGGCAAAATCCACTGCCCACCAGAATTCTGTAATCATGGGATTGGAGCCACGCCAAGCGTCCACCAGCGGCTGCAACTCTTCCTCCGCAAGCCCCATGTCCAGTGCGCCCATTGATTTCAGCGCCCCGACCGAGCCGCCGTAACCCAACGCCAACTCTGCGATTTTGCCCTTCTGCCGCAGATGCCCGTTGACGCCGTGCTTCTCCACCGGGACATGGAACATCTGCGATGCCGAAGCACAGTAAATGTCCCCGCCGTCCTCAAAGACCTTGAGCCGCCACCGCTCCCCGGCAAACCATGCAATCACCCGTGCCTCGATTGCGGAGAAATCCGCCACGATGAATTTCCTGCCCTCCTGCGGCACAAAAGCCGTGCGGATGAGCTGCGACAGGGTATCCGGGATGTCCTCGTAGAGCAGGGAAAGGGCTTCGTAGTTTCCGCTTCGCACCAACTCCCGTGCCTGCGCCAAGTCCGGCATATGGTTCTGAGGCAGATTTTGCAACTGGATAATCCTCCCGGAAAACCGCCCCGTCCGATTTGCACCGTAGAATTGGAACATCCCGTGGGCCCGGTTATCTTCACAGACCGCATTCTCCATTGCGGTGTATTTTTTAACGGAGGACTTGGCAAGCTGCTGCCGCAGGGAAAGTACCTCCCGCAAAGGCTCCGGTGCGGTTTTCAAAAGCTCCGCCACCGCTTTTTTATCAAGGGAATCCGTCTCCATCCCGTTTTCCGCAAGCCACTGCTTCATCTGCTGCACGGAATTGGGATTCTCCAGATCAGTCAGTTCCCGCATGGCGGCAGTCAGCCTCTCACGGGATTTATTGTCCATCGCAATCGCCTGCCGCACCAGTTCCATATCCACACCAATGCCCCGGTCGTTGATCTCCTGATCCTGACGGTACTCCTCCCACACGAAGTCCGGCACTGGGAATTTGGAGAGCCTCTGCTGAATCTGCATCTCCGCCTCCACATCCCGGAGGTTATATGCCTTGAACCGCTCCCATTTCTCCCTGTCATGCTCCGGCAGGTTTCTTGTCCTGCCGCCGTTGCTTTTGGTCGGCTTGCAGGGAACATAGAAATACCGTATTAAATCTTTTCCCTCGGTCAGCTTTTGCTTTTCCAGCCCCAGCGCCGCACCCACGCTCTCCAGCGAAAGGGGTAGCCCCAGCGTGGCAGACCACACCATCGTGCAGTGCCACCCCTCCGGCTCCAGCCATTCCCCCAGATAATTTGATAAGCACACCCGTTCAAACATGGCATTGAACGCCCACTTGGTCACAGCCTCGTCGGACAGCGCCGCCAGTATCTCCTCCGGGATTTTCTCTCCGCAGGCAAGATCAACCACTTGCACCGCACCGCCGTCCACGGCATAACCGAACAGCAAAATTTCAAAGGCAGGGGAGGAGGCGTATTTATAAACGCCGCACTTCGCCAAATCCACATCCGAAAATGATTCAATATCTATGGACAGGGTTTTCATTTCCCACCATCTCCTTTCGCCGCCTTAAGGGCGGCAGGAATACACCACAAAAATATATCCCCGCCACCCACGGCAGCTATCTATTCATCAGGAGAGGAAATCCTCCTCATCCGCGAAATCGTCCTCCGCACGGCTCTTGCCGCCCAGCGGCTCCCCGTCACGGATTTTCTGCAGGTTGTTCAGCCCGCAGGCGATTCCCTTATTTCCGTTGCTGTTGAAGGCATAGAAGTTAATGCTCGCCCTGCCGTACACGCCGCTGTAGACCTCGCTGCGGTCAAGGATCGGCTGGCGGTCCGCATCCACGATTCCCGGAGCGGTGGCGCTGTTGGCGTTGACAAAATATGCATTCGCATAAGCTTCATCATCCGGGCGTTCCGTGTCCCCATCACGCAGCGGTGTTTTCAGCACAGAAAGCGCAGGGACGCTCCTGCCGTTGCCCTTCAGCTTTGCCTCGCCCTCCCGGTACGCCGCCTCAATCGCCGCCTTGATCTTGGCGATGGTCTTGGTATCGGATTTCGGGATAATCAGCGACACCGAATATTTCGGAGTGCCTCCGTTGATGGACTTCGGTTCCCACACATTGGCATAGCTCCAGCGGGTGTCGGGTCCGGTAATGACCTTCATGGGATTGTTGACTGTATTTGACATAGTGGTTTCCTCCTTAATTTTCCTTAAAATCATTCTGTGCCGTATGGATTGCCGGACGTTTATCCGACTCCGGCACCAGTGTCGGCTTGCCCTGCGGCTTCTCGATCAGGCCGCCGAGCAGCTCGTCAAACTTCTTTTTGCCGAGGAGCTTCTGCATCTCGGTAAGCCCAAGCACCTTCTTGGCGTAAGGGTCATAGCCCGCATTCGATACCGTGGCGACCACCGCCTCGTCATTCACATACCTGCGGTTGGAGCGTCCCTCCACCACCTTGTAGCCGGGATACTCCGTTCCGCTAAGTGCCTGCCGAAGTGCGTACTCCTTCACATCCGCCGCCCATGCTGCCAGTTCGTCAGCCTTATCCAGAATGACGGAAATCTCCGCATCCTCCAGCGTATCGGGCATGGCAAAGTCATATTTCGCAAGCTCCAGATTGTACTCCGCCCGCTTCCTGCAGTTCGCTTTCGCCTTGCAGAACCGGCACCACTCGCCGCAGGAAAACTCCCCGCCGCCCTCATAGGCCAGCTTCGCTTTTGCCATCAGGTCGTTATACGCCCACTGCAAAAGATCGTCCTTTGCCATCACGCACACGCTGACATTCTCTCTGCGTGGCTGGAAGATGGTCATACGGACGGTGTCGATGTCATAAATGCCATCAAACAGTTCCAGTGCGCCGAGGGCATACAGCATCATCTGCGGGTTCTCCACCGCAGACACCTCTACACCCTTGCCATGCTTATAATCCACGATGTCGAGGGTTCCGTCTGCAATAACCACACAGTCCCCGGTGCCGAAGCCCTCCACCACGAACCGGGAGAAGTCCAGCCGCTGCTCGACCAGCACCACCGGGTCTTTGCAGGTTTTCTTTGCCTCCGCCACCAACTCTGTCACATAAGCGGCATACTCGCAGGCGCACTGTTCCATCTCCTCGTTGTAGAAGGAGAGGTTCTCTGTCGGATCGGCACTCTCCATACCGAGCGCCAGTTTCAGCTTGTGTTCACAAAGGCTGTGGGCGTCCGTGCCTTCCTGTGCGTACTCGCTGCCCTTATCCTCATAGCTCTCGCAGAGCCTTGCGGAAGGCGGGCAGTTCAGCCATCTATGGCTGGAGGATGCCGACAATAAAGCGTGTTTTCCCATCACAGCACCTCCGCATCCGCAAGGAGCGCCGGGTATTCTGCCGGGTCAATGTCCGACAGCTTATCTGCACCATGCTTGGTAAGCAACGCCTTTACCTCCGCTGTATGTCCGGCACGGGACTTCTCCGCCAGCACCGCCCGCACCTGCTCTAAGGTCAGCGGCGGCTCTGCCGATTCGGAAGGTTCCGGATTCGCCTCTTCCGCAGGCTTCGCAGTCCTTTTTCCTGTGTTCTTCTTTCCTGCCTTCCGGTCAGGCTCTCCCTCCGCAGGCGCATCCGACTGCTCTGTCTCATTCCGCAGCATGGCATCCGCCACCGCCTGCAGGCTGTCCGCAAGGGAACGGATGTCCTCGACCACATCCAACAGCAGCTTGATTCTACTCATGTACCAGCCCTCCTTCCGCAACCTCCCTGATGGAGAGTTCCTCCACCGTGCTGCCCGGAACAATGACCGTCAGCTTTACCTTGTCTCCAAAGAGGAACCGCATCAACCGCTCCCTCACGGAAACATGGCGCACACTGACTGCGCCGCCGTTCACAGGCTTTTTTGAAACACTGATCTGCAATGTGTGTTTCATCTCAATCACCTCTGCTTTCCGAAGGACTGTATTTTTGCATCCTTCACCATACGGAGATTTGAGAGCGCTGTTGGGGACCCAACTTTAAAAGTTTTTTCTGAAATATTTCCTTGCAGCCTCTATAGACTTCTTTACCGCTTTATGGTCTACACCTTCCATCCGGGCAATTTCACGCAGCGATTTTCCCTCTGCATACAGTAACAGCCTGCGTCTCTGAATTTCCGGCAGTTCATCCAGAATCTCTGCAATATGCCGCCTGTCATCTTCCCGGTGCAGGATGGTTTCCGGTGTGTCCAAGTCTGCATAATCCTCTCCTTCATATACTGCCGCATCCAGCGAATAGCAGTGGTACCGCTCCTTGCGGTCAAGGTTGCTCTCCTTCCGTCTGGAATCCAGAATCATCGTTCCGATTTCCTCGCTGACTTCCACCTCAGATGTTTCTCCGTTTGCAAATGTGTAATTGATCTTCATTTTGCTGTTCTCCTTTCGGAGCCCAGCAAGCGGCGCTTCATGCCGCCGTAAACGAAAAAAGAGCCTGACAAGCAGCACAAAAGTGCCGCTTGTCAGGCTCAATGTCGTCTCCGCCTTATTTCAGACGGTCTCGTGGCGGTTTGACCGTTTTTTTCAGAATGAAATCTCCCCGCCGTGCATCATGCTCAAAACAAACGCGCCGCCGTTTTCCCGGCTTCGCTGTCCGTTGCCCGCTTCCATATACATTCTTATGGAAACTGTAGTATTACCGCAGCTATCCGGTAAGTTCCGGGCCTTTCGCCCGGAACATTCGGCGTGACTTATTCAGTTTTCATTACCCCAATCTCCGCACCGCAGTGCCTGCACTTGATAATAAAATCAGGATACCGGTCCTTCTCCGGGGTATAAAACTGTACATTGGTATCTATCCCCGCATCCATCATCCGACCGCCGCATTCCGGGCAGCGGACGGGACGCATATTTTTCTTTATCTCATCGTTATGTTCCTCCTTCTTCCTGCGCAT